ATAGTTTCCTCCTTCAAAGCGAAGAGCCTGAATTTTTCGAGCTAACGTCGAAAGTGCGTTTGCGCAAGCATGGCGGCTGGCTTGTTGCGGAAGGCATTGAGCAAGAAGAGCTGAGCAAGGCTCAAAGCCAAGCCACTATTCGCGCAGTGCAACTTGCTAAGCGCATTGCCACGGCCAAGGGTATTCCCCTTGACGAAGCATTTGCTTTGCTTCAAGGTGGCGCTGACATGAGCGAGATGGAATTGCTCAGTGATTTCACTGAAGAAACCTTGGGCATGATCAACAGTGGTGGCAGCGTTGAAATTGGCAATGCACGCATGGTCACGGTCTTCATTCGTTGTCGTGGCGAAGGACTAATTGAAGATGAATGGCAGCCCCTTGATGACTGGTCCATTGAAGACACTAAAGGCATGGGCCGACGAGTGATCAGCAAAGGCATGGAATTCATCATGAGTGAGCAGGAGGCTGAGGCGAAAGAAGCGGGACAAGCAAAAAAAGCGCCCCGCAAGACGAAGGAAGTGTTGCCGAGCGACTAGAGAAACAGGCGCGGCAGTTCTTGAAAAGTTTGACGAAATGGGACGAGATTTACTTTCGCCTTAATGCTTCAGACTTAAAGGACAGACGATGGGAGGCAAACAATTTTGGCAAGCAGCGCGTGAAGGACGTGGTGGTTGCTTTGAAGTGGCTGGAGAAATATGACATTACGAAATACAATATCAATAGTATTTCTACGGCAAAGCTTGGCACCGTAGTAGTGGGCGCATTGGGCGGGAAGAAAGCAAGGGCTTCTGTTAATGATTTCTTGCCATTTGACACTAAACGCATTAAGAAAGAGAACGGGCTGTCTGATGAAAGCTTGACAGTGTTGCAGCGTCTAATGCGCTCTAGAAGGATGGACGGACGAGTGATTGCCTTGCTTGCAGAAGAACTAAAAACTGCATCATCGCGTGAACAATCCAGTGATTAGGCTACACTACAACAATAGGAACATTGTGTAAATATGGCCGCTCCTGAGCTAAGACTGAAGGTAACCCTGGACACTAGCTTTCTCAAGGGTCAGATTTCGCGTCTTCCTCTGGATTTTGCCGGGGCCAATGTTTCCATTCGCCCTAAGTTTGATAGGCAAACTATTGCCAATGAATTTCGTCTGTTAAATCGTTATGTCGGCAGCAAGAAATTTAATATTACCATTGCAAGTAATTTAGAAGCGGAAATTAAAAATGCCGACAGACTAGTACAGGCACTGGGAAGAGTGCAGCGGGCCGCTAGCGGCGCAAAGGGCGGATTGCCCATTGGGGGCAGAGAGTTAAGTAGAACCAAGTCCAAAGGAGGCTTTGCTGCTGAAGAAATTAAAACTCTCTTCGGCGCCGCAGTTCAAGGGGGACTGATTGACGAAAAAACACTGGGCAAGACGCGGGACCAAATGGTTACCGCCCTTAGCGGCATCGGAAGAGATTCTATTGCGGGCCTCCTCAATGGCTTGCAAAGTGGCAATGCAGACTTGCAAAAAGCCGCTCAAATGTTGGGCAGCAATTTAATTTCATCAGTCAAAGGTGTGCTTGGCATTGAAAGCCCATCGCGAGAATTTAAGAAAATAGGCGAAGCGGCAGGACAAGGATTTGAGCAGGGTTTATTGTCTTCAATGGCCGATGCCTTTGACTCCCTCGAAAGACAGTTGGGGACAAAGCTGCAAAGACTTAAGGCGCAAGCCATCGCAGGAACCAGCGGAGCATTGGCAGTAAGTGGACGAGTGAGTCCAGTGCAAGTTGCCGATGTCACTCCTCGTGATTACGCAAGAATTGCAGGAAGTGGCCCTCGCGCCGCGTTGCCGCCTGGAGTGGACCGCAGTGCAGAAACGCTCCAAAACTTTTACCGTTCTTTGGATCAGATTGGCATTGCTCTTGCTAGCACCGTTGACAGCACAGAAAGAGCCGCCGATGCCTTTAAGACACTTCGCAACGCCATTGACTCGTTAATCAATAGGGCAAAAGTACTTACAGGCGAGCAATCCCTGCAAGCAAGGCTAAGGCCTTCTTCTGTGCCAGGCGGCATGCCATTGCTAACAGGAAGAGCTCCTAGCCGAGCGCTCCCCATGCTTTCTGCTGCGGCTCAACGGCCCGAAAGATTTACGTCACAAGAAAAACTATTTAAAGATTTTCTGGGGAGAACAATTAAAGCCGTTGTTCCTGAAAGTGGATCGGCTGCTATTGGACGAAGCCTATTTGGCGGCACTCAATTTAGAGAAATTGGCAATGCGATGCGTAGGCCTCAACTTGGCGCAGGTATCGACACAAAAGTGGAGACTGTAGCAGTTAAGGACTTAACCATCGCATCAAGAAACATTGCTGCAGCCACAAATGCATTGAAAGCGCAAAAATTATTGCCAGCCGCTGGAGGCACTAGCGCGTCTCAGATGATACGACAAGCGCTCTCGGGATTACCACCACTAAAAGCGCCTCAAATTGGCGCTCAAAATATTTCTCCAAGAGGATCACTGGGCCAGTTTCCTATGGCGGGAATGATGGCGCCTTCATCCCCCCTTGGATCGATGGGGCAATTCCCCATGTCAGGAATGATGGGACGTGGGTCGCTGGGGCAATTCCCCATGTCAGGAATGGCGTATCCATCGTCTCCGCTTGGGCGCATTACCCCTCAGAGCAGCATGTTTGCTGGCGGAGGAGGAGGAAGTCCAGGCGGAGGCGGACCCGGAGGCGGAGGAGGAGGCTCGTTTGGCGGTATGCGGTTCAATGTGCCCCAACTTCCAGGGTCGGGAGTGGTGCGCGAAATTGGCACGGAATTTGCTTTTGCGGCTAAACAAGTGTTGCTATTTGGCACCGCATATAAAGCGTTGGCATTCTTGCAAGGCTTTCCTAGTCAAGTGGGTAATGCCGTAGGAGCGCTGCAAAGCTTTAGAAACACTCTTGGCGCAATCTCCCCTTCCGCTGCAGAAGCAGCAGCATCGTCTCAATTTATTTTGGATGTTGTAGACAAATACAATACCCCTATTCAATCTGCTCGTGACGGTTTTACAAAGCTTTACGCCTCCATGAAGCCAACGGGCTTTAGTGGAGACGAAATTCGCGATTTGTTCTTGGGTATCAGTCAAGCCGCCGCCACTTTCGGAATGAGCGCCGAAAAAGTAGACAGGGTCAACTACGCCTTTGCTCAAATGGCGAGTAAGGGTCAAGTGATGAGTGAAGAACTCAAAGGGCAGTTGGGCGATGTGCTACCTGGCGCCATGGGAATCTTTGCCGAAGCCGCTGGATTCAAAGGGCCAGAGGCAATCACAAAGTTTTCCAAAGCATTGGAAGATGGCGCCTACAAGGGCGCGGCAATGAAAACTTTGCTGACCAATGTGGGCTCAATTATGCGTGAAGAATTTGGGCCTGGCGCTGAAGGCGCGGCTCGAACCTTCCAAGGAGTTATCAACAGAATGCAAAATTCGTTGACGCTTCTTTATGAAAGCTTTGAGCCCATAGCAATTGGATTCCTTAATTCCGTTGTCATGCCAATGACAAACGGCCTTAAAACCGTTACCGAGGGAGTAAGAGCTTATTTTCAAGGGCAACAAGCAGCAACCCCCGAAGCTCAAAATTTTAACAATGTCTTAAAAACGCTGGTGCCGTCCCTAAGGGGGATAGCTCAAAATATTGGTTTTGCCTTGAAGCAACTGTTGCCATTGGCGCAGATAATAGGAGCGGTGGTAGTGCAAATTACCAGGTTTTTAGCCTTGCCGTTGATGGGGCATTTGGCTGGAACATATTTACAGGTGGTGATTTTAACTTCTGGTTTCAAACTGCTAGCGACCAGCGGCCTAGGCTCAGCAATTCTTGCAACAATACGATTCATAAGACAAGGCGTACTGGCGGCAAGCGTCATGACGGGGCTGCGAGTGGCTACACAGCAAACAACACTGGCCACTGTTATGTTCGGCAGGACGTTGCAGACTGTAATGATTAAATCAGTCATAGGTATTGCACTTGTGGCAATCGGTGCATTAATTGCCAAAATTATGGAGCTTAGGGCGCAGTTATCGGCTATAGGCAATGACGCCAAGGGGATGAGGGACTTGGCAAAGAGTTCCGCAAGAATGGGAGACGTTGAAGGAACTAAGGAAGCCCTTGGCAACATTAAAGATCGTCTTGCCACGTTTAAGGAATTACAAAAAGAATTAAAAGGCGCCAAAAAAGCTTCTACCGGTGGATCTGTGTTCGACGACAGGGGCGCAGTTAGCGCAGGTTATGAAATTAGCACCAATACTGCTAAAAAGTTGATTGAACTAGGAGTGCTAAATGCAAAAGTTTTAACAAAAACTTCTGGCGGCTATTCACTGCTAGAAGACCAAATGTTGACGGTTAATTCTCTCGTCAATAAAAATGTTGACGAATTCGGGCGAGCCGGTCAGAATGGAAATGCTTTGATTGAACAAGCAATCAAGAAAAGTAACGCACAAAAAGCGGGATTACAGAATATTGACCTTTCTGCCGGCGACGGCAATGGCAAACCGCCCAAAGAGCAAAGCCTCGAAAGCTATTACAGTCTCCAAGATCAACTGGCAAAAAACTTTACGCAAGCGGAAATTGACCGTCTCGAAGCAGAGCATCAGCATAAAGTTGATCTCATTAAAGCGGAATACGACCTAAAAGAAGCCAGGGCTAATAGTTTCCAAATGGAAGCCTTGAAGTTTGAGCGGAGAATGGCTGAAATTGGCTTGGAGCGACAAGGCGCTTTGCTGAAAGCCTCTAATGCGGTGCTGGCAGCGCAAGGAAGCGTTGCAGGCGGCGCTGGCATGACGGCGGGAATGCCCACAGCGGGGGCAACGGGCCTGCTGCAGGGGAGTACGGGGGTATCTAGCGGGCCGCATTTTGACGTTAGAAGGGGAGATGGTAGTTTTATCAGCCCTGAACAGGCGCGAGCACTGTTTGACCCCGCCGTTAGTCGTCAATTGACAATGACCAGTGCCTATGGCAGACGACCGGCTCCTGTGCCAGGCGCTAGTACATTCCACAGGGGGGTGGATCTTGCCGGGCCTGCCAACACGCCATTGAATCTTGCCGCTGGCTATTCCATGGTTGGCCAAGGGGAGGAAGGCGGGCTTGGTTATGCCGCCTCGGTGCGTGGTCCTCAAGGGGAAATGTATAAAGTGGGACACTTGCAGCGCCCTAGGGCTGGCACGGGTGCTCCGGCTCCAGTACCCGCCAGCCAAAAGAGAGACTTGATTGCGGAACAAAAAGTACAGCTTGAGCAAGCGAAACGGTCAGTTGCAGTGCGCCAAGCGGAAGAGAAGGCATTGAAGGATGCAGAAATTGCACTGGCTAATTTTGTGGCGGCAGCCACTCCTGTTGAAGAGCAGAAATTGCAAAACGATTTGCTTAAGCGCAAAACTGAACTGATGATGCAAGGGTATTCTGATACCGCAGTTGACCAAGCATTGAAATTTGCCGAAGCTGAGTATAAAGTTAATTTTGCTC